AAATTGCTGACTAATCACGCAATGAATGTTTCTATTAAGACAGACCCAGCAGGAAACATTAGGCCGGTTAAGAATTTCAAGAACTCAGTGCAGCGAGTGGATGGCATCGTCGCATTGATCATGGGCTTGGCTGGTGCAAGTACGTTCCAGCCAGAAGAAGCCAAACCAGTTCCACAGATTTTTGTGATGTGAGGAAAGCATGATCAAACAAGCATACGAAAACGCTGCATCATTACTTTGGCTACCCGAACAGGAACTCAAAGAACAGATTCAGAAGAGAAGCTGGCAGGGATTTGATCTTGATCCATCGCGTTCTCAAAGAAATCCATCTGGCATAAGGATCACGCCGGACACAGCGTTGCATTCAACGACAGTTCTTGCGTGTGTTCGAGTTCTTGGCGAGTCGGTCGCAAGCCTCCCTTGCAATCTTTACAAGAAAACAAAAGATGGTGGGAAGGAATTAGCAACTAGCCACCCTTTGTTTGAAGTTCTTCACTCAACTCCTAATTCGTGGCAGACATCTTACGAGTTCTTCGAGCAGATGATGCTTCACGTTACGTTGCACGGGAACGCTTACTCGTACATCAAGAGTGGGAAGAAAGGTTTTGCAACAGAACTTATCCCTCTTCATCCAACTCGTGTCCAAGTTGAGAGGCTGGAGAATGGAAGGCTTCGCTATACATACACTCAAGAGAGAGGAAAGCAAGTTGTCTACTCTCAAGATAAGATTGTGCATCTTCGCTGGCTTAGTGATGATGGTGTTACTGGAATGGTTCCGGTCCAACTTTCTCAGGATGCTATTGCTCTAAGTCGTGCTTGTGAAATTCATGGCAGTGCATTCTTTGGAAATGGTGCAATGCCGGGAATATGCCTTGAGACTGACCAAGTTCTTGACCAAAGTTCTGCTACGGCACTCCGAGAGAACTGGGAGAGAATGCACCGGTCGAGCAATAATGCTTTCCGAACTGCTGTTTTGATGGGCGGACTGAAGGCTCACGAGTTGGGGAGTAGCAACAGCGACTCGCAATTCTTAGAAACTCGAAGAATGCAAGTTGAAGAGATATGCAGAATCTTCCGATGCCCTCCTCATCTGGTTGGCGACTTGTCACGATCTTCATTCAGCAACATCGAGCAGCAATCAATCGACTTTTTGCAGCATACTTTGCAGCCTTGGCTTACAAGAATCCAAGCTTGTTTGGGTCGTGACGTTGTAATTGACAACGATTTGTTCGTTGAGTTTGACCCAAGGCAGTTATTGCGTGGCGATGTTTCAGCGAGAGCTTCTTACTATACGACCATGTGGAATCTTGGAGTCACTTCAATCAATGAACTCAGAGCATGGGAGTCACTGAATCCAATCCCAGACGGCGACAACAGATTTATCCAACTCAACATGCAGACTCTCGACCAAGCAAACGCAAAAGGCGATGCGGAAGTCGCACAGACAGAACAGATGCAAGAGTTGCTCACAGAAGAGGGAATCAATGGAGATGGTGGTGAGTCGTCGGACCCACCGGGAGAAGGAAATGTTGCAGATGTTTCTATGAGTGGTCAGCAGATCACCGGACTTCTGACAATACTAGAACAATACAGCGGAGGACTGATTGGGGAAAAAGCAGCAAAAGCTTTGATAAAAGCTTCTTTCCCTTCAATACCAGATTCCTACGTCGAGGAAGTTGTCGCGGACACGAACGAAAAGCCGGAAGAAGAAGCGGGTCCGGGCCTTCCTCAAGAACAAGGTGCGATGGTCGATCCATTCACTGGCGAACCAATGGAGGAAGACCAGTACGAGGTTGTCAATGGGTCGCCCGAAGAGGATGAAGAGGTTGACGACGAAGCAGCAGCGGAAGAACTTTCCGAAGAAAGCCGCAACTGCGGTACAGGTGCTTTAGGAGGAAAGCAAGGATTCCAAGCTGGTAACAAATGTGCTGGCGATGGGTCCAAGTCGAAGGGTAAGGGCGAAGGAAAGAAAGAAGACGTTCACTCTGATTGGACTTCATCGAACTCGGCATCTTGGGATCGATCTTATGAAAAGTTGACCGGAAGTTACGAGCAGGACTTTAGTTTGTCTGACGGAAGCAAAGTCAATGTTCAGATGACTCCACTTGGCTTTCACGATTCAGAAGGGAAATTTTGGGATGCTTCTTTCTATGTAAATGACAGCCTATATCAGCACCTAAGTCCAGAAAGTTCTCGTGCTAAGGCTATGGAGTTGATGCGTGGGGTTACTCAAAAGATTTCTTCGTTTGTCCAGAGAGACCACGTTGAGAAAGTTAAATGGACTGCTATGCAGGACGACGCACAGCGGTCACGGGACAAGATGTTCAATTACCTAGGAAAGAAATTGGCATCAAAGATTCCGGGCGTTAAGTACGAAAAGTTGGGACTTGTCGGAACTCTTTACAAGCCAAAGTTATCAAAGCCAAGCGGAGAGAGTGAGCCAGAGCAAACTCCTTGGGAAGAGTTTGGACTTTCAAATCCAGAAGACGAATGATGCAAGCAGCACCACTTATCACAGAAGAACTTCTTGATGAGGATTTCTTTGCGGAACTCGATGCCCTGATTGACAAGGACTTCGAGGAAAACAAGGAAATCCAAGAAGAGAACCGCAACTGCGGCACAGGTGCAGTCGGAGGTAAGCAAGGGTTTCAACCGGGGAACAAGTGTGCCGGTACTGGTGAAAAGTCGCAGGGTAAGGGCGAAGGAAAGAAGAAGAATGTTCACGCTGATTGGACCGCAAGCCTAGGTTCTGACGAGATGAGCAACATGAAAAATTGGAATCAAAGGCAAGAAGTTGCTGAAATGAAGGGACGCGAGATAGAAGATTTCATGACAACCTTTGAGACTTCTGATGGAACGGATGTGGATGTGACTTTTGAATCTGTGTACTCCGACAAAAAAGTTTTCGGGGTTGCCTTTGAGGTAGATGAAAGAATGTTTACTGCCCCTTCACGAACAGATGCAATGGAGGTCTTTAGGGGTGTAGCAATGAGAACAAAGGCTTTTTACGACTTGTCAGAAGTAAATGGAATTATGTTCGAGCCAATTCCAGATGGGAAATTTGAGTCAAGACAAAAGCTTTATAGATACTTGACAAAAAAGATTTCCAAAAATATTCCCGGTTTAAGGGCTGTTGAGAATAGCGATGGGACTACTTTCGCTGTTGTTAATGACTCCCTAGACGACGAGTGGGTTGAAAAAGAAATAGGCAAAGGGATGGAATGATGCAAGCAGCACCGCTTTTCACAGAAGAACTTCTTGATGAAGATTTTCTTGCAGAACTCGATGCCCTAATTGGCAAAGACTTCGAGGAAAACAAAGAAGAGAACCGCAACTGCGGAACAGGTGCAGTCGGAGGTAAGCAGGGTTTTCAGCCCGGGAATAAATGTGCTGGTGATGGATCGAAGAGTAAGTCCAAAGCAGAGGGAAAGAAGAAAGATGTTAGTTCCGGCAACAATGCCGACTCAGCTAGCCCTGTTACAAAGCAGGCAGAGTTAGCACAGAACGCATATTTTGAAGCCGTAGAAGGCCTTCACCCTGTAAGGACGCAACCAGTTACCATCGACAGTCACGATCTTATGGATAGAGCCGCAGGTGGCACGTACTACATTGCAGAAGATCAAATTGTAATAAATGAAGGATACTACTTTAAGCCCGATCACATTCTTCGCGAAGACAAGATAAGCATGGACGATGCAAAGGGTCTTGATGATGTTGCATTGGCTGGGAGGCGTGGTGAGTTAGTTGATACTATTGCTCACGAATGGGGTCATGTATACGACTTTCAAGGTTATGAAGGTTTCGATGAACCGGGCAGGTATTCTGGGACAAAAGCATTCAAGGAAAAGCTTTATGCTACGGATACATACAAGATGATGGACAACATCATGAACAGTAAACCATTATCCGAAGTAGATGGCATCAAAACCTTCAAGGATGATCCGTATGCTTCCAATGTACACATGACGCGATGGATAGACTTCAGGAAGTTAAAGCAAGGACAAAAAGACAGGTTGCAAGCATACTGGAACTCTCCGAGGGAACACTTCGCAAGGGCTTATAGTCAGTATGTTGTTAAGAACGCAAAGATAAAGCCCGGAAGTCCAAACGCAAAATCTTTTCAGGAGGCAAAAGAGAGTCGAACAAAAAGACAAAGGAAAGGTCTTGATGCAAACATAATGGTCTCGACAGCGTTCACAGACGAAGAAATCGATTCGTTTGGTGAGTATTTTGAAAAAGAACTTGCTGGGGGCAGATGATGGAATCAACTGAAAAGATGATTAAGGATTTGTTCCCAGATGAAAGCGATGCTTCAGTAGCATTTATTGCTGCTATCGCTGATGGTGAAACTTCTGGTGATTTGGTGATGAAGAAACCAGAAAAAAGGCGTTCTTTTGAACTCGACGATGCCTTCTTTGCAGAGTTGGATGAACTGGTTGATGCCGACTTCAGGAATTGTGGTACTGGAGCAGTCGGAGGTAAGCAGGGATTTCAACCGGGAAATAAATGTGCTGGAGATGGATCGAAGAGTAAAGGAAAAGCAGAAGGCAAGAAGAAAGACGTTCACTCTGATTGGGACGATGGAAAGACTGTTGATAAGCACTGGGATTATGACGCAACGAAGGACGAGTTTAGATCATCCTTCTCTACTTATGCACCCGAAGACGAAGACGGGGTAGAAACGGAATACTTTTACAAGCTTGAAGCAGACAGGGATACAAGCCATCCATTAGCAGATTTGTACGAGGGGGATACGCCCTTCTATGATGTGCAGTTTTCTTTAGAGAACGGAAAGAACAGATTCAGGATTCAAGACACAAAAACTGCACAGCAAGTGTTTAGGGAGGTGACGAACAGAATGTTTTCTCTATATGATCTCGGTGAAGTAGATGGTCTTGTATTCTCATCCTCAAGAAGTGAGCCTTCCAGAACTAAGCTTTATCATTTCTTGTCAAAGTTTGCTCAGAAGCGAAGGGGTATAAAAGCACTCATTGGCAATAATTACAGAAATAAAATTGTGTTCCACTTAATCAATGAAAAAATAGCTGACGACTATAAAGAAATTTTTCGACTAGGGGACAAACCTCTTTATTGGGTGGATGAAACAAGCAGAGAAGACCTTGATACAGCGGGGGTCTTATGACAATAGGAATTGGAATAGACCCAGACATTCTTACTGACGAGTTCTTTGAAGAACTTGAAAAAGTTTGTAATGAAGACGACAAGAAGTCAAAAGAACCAAAGCGTTCTTTTGAACTTGTTGATGCAGACTTTAGGAACTGCGGTACTGGAGCAGTCGGTGGTAAGCAAGGTTTTCAACCGGGGAATAAATGTGCTGGTGATGGATCGAAGAGTAAGGGAAAGAAAGCCACAACCGACGAGTTAGTATCCACCGCTACAAAGCAACTTAAAGAAACTGGTGGCTTTACAGTCCATCCAATTACTGGGAAGAGTCCAAAAAAAGGATACATGGTGGCAACAGTTCCCGGCGAGGAACTAAAAGTAAAGAAACTCACTGAGAACAAGTTGTCGGGATTTATACAGAAAAATGCTTCTAACTTTTCTAAAGACAACAAGTTGCATGTCGGAGGGTGGTATAATATTGATGATGGAAAGATTTATCTTGATCTGTCAACCAATGTTGCTTCTTTGCCAAAAGCAAAAAGTCTTGCGAAGAAGTATAAGCAGATATCGATCTATGACATTGTAAACAAGGCCGAGATAAACACAGAAGATTTATGGGAGGGCGACAATGCCGACGAAGAACAAGAAAGAAGCCTCGAAGGAAGAACAAGAAGCACTCGAAGTTCTCGGGGCGGAGTCTCTGCGAAGAGGGAAACCGCCGGGAGACAACGAGGACTTGGTGAGGTTCGACTTCAACCCGGGCGACGAAAAAGACCCAGCAGCGATGCTGAAAGCGATCAAGGAGATGGTCGAGAAGTACAAGAAGAACGAAACTGCGGAACCGGAGCAGTAGGCGGGAAGCAAGGTTTTCAGCCCGGGAACAAATGTGCCGGTGACGGGTCGAAGACCAAAGCGAAGCAGGATGCAAAAAAAGAAAAGCAGCAAGCCGGTCCAAGTAACTCTGATCTATTCCCAAGTGGCTCGCAAGGATTCAGAACAGCGGTTGATGATGTAACAACTGCAAGTGGACTAAACTCTGACGATATTTGGGACCGCAGTAAGGGCTTCAGGTCCTTACCAGACAGGTCAGCCATAGAATCATTTGCCAAAGAGCAACAATCAAAGTCTGGTAAGGCAATGACCAAGTATGGTCGAGAATCTTACGATGCTTTGATTGACGATATTGGCAAGCAATACCAAGCTTTGACAGATGCAGGCTTGAAGGTCTATGCGTGGGAAGGAGAGGGCGAGCCATACGCAAAAGTTCCCGGGGGAACAAAAGTTGACAGCAACATGATGAGGAAGATGGTTGCTAAAGATGGTGAGTTCCGGTTCTTCATGACCGACAAGGGCTTCGGAACTGGTGCCGCTACTAAGAATCACCCAATGCTGAAGATGACTAAATACAAGACTTCAGATGGAAAGCCCCTTATAGCAAATGATCTTTTTAGAGTTGTTCACGATATGGTGGCTCACGTTCGGGGTGGACACTCTTTTTCCACCAAGGGAGAGTTCAATGGGATGCTTACCCATGCTACTACGCTCAATAAAAAAGCGTGGCCTGCCTTATTCTCTGAGACTTTTGCTCAGAACAGTGTGTACGAGATAACAAACAAGTTTGCACCACAGAATGCCTACGGTTCACGCAAGGGTGCCAAACTCATAAAGGTTGAATTGGACAACATCATGAAAGACATTCAGGAAGTGGAACGAGCAGTTCCATCCGGCGATAGTGACGAACCACTTGGCTATTGGCACCTCAAGCAAAGACCTTGGCTAGTAGACAAGTTAAGTAAAGACGAACCCTCTGAACAGGAGAAGGAAAATGGCTAATAAAGAAGTACGTGGGTTCGATGGACTCACTGTGGAATACAGATCAGATGAGCAGGGCAACCGCAGTCCTTTGATTCGGGGCACCGCTGTTTTGTTCAACTCCGACTCAAGAGACCTTGGGGGTTTTGTTGAAAGGATTTCACCAAGAGCGTTTGATAAGTTTTTCACGGAAGAAAGAGGATGCAACGGGAAGTGCCATGATGTCGCTTGCCTATGGAGTCACGATACTTCAAAAGTTCTTGGTAGGACTCCTAAGACACTGAAACTAAAAAAAGATGAGAGAGGGATTCATTTTGAACTCGATCCACCAAAATCAATGCCTCATATTGTTGAAAGTGTTGAGAGGGCAGATGTTCGAGGTGCAAGTTTTGCTTTCTCCGTTTCAGATGGCGGAGACGATTGGTCAACAGACAATGAAGGTCGGTCAATTAGAACCGTAAATGACATTTCGGGTTTTTACGAGGTGAGCTTGGTGCTTCAACCGGCGTATGAACTTACTGAGGTTTCTGTTGCTCAAAGGTCATTCGACCAATTCAAGGCAGAGAGAGAAGAAAGAAGACGAGAGTTAGAGGCTGCATACAAGCGATTTAAGAAATTTGTTGCTGAAAGAAGAGGTTAGCATGACCAGTGGCGACAAGTGCAAGCAGTGTAATTCCGGCTATATGGGTGTCTACCGGACTGTAAGGACCGGTGATGCTCCTGTAGTTAGGTATCTAAAGTGCAATGGATGTGGCGAAACAGGTAAAGAAATAGTTTCTCCAGAGCTTTCCAGAAGAAAGATCACCACATCGACAGAAATCAGATAGTTGTTACCAAGTTTGGTAATCCTATCACTTCATCAGATAGCGTTTTGGCTTACATTCGCTGCAAAAGAGGGGCACTTTGTCCCTCAGTGACTTTGCAGAAGAAAGGCCAAACACAATGGCAAATAGAGTGAAAGCACTTTTGGATGAACTTGCCGGAGTGCTGGCTGAAATGGGTGCATTAAACGAATCAGAAGAAGCACCGACTGAAGAAGAAACGAAAAGTCTTGAGGCTTTGGAATCAAAAGCCGAAACGCTACGTTCGCAAATCGAATTAGTAGAACGAATCGAAAAAAGGGAGGCAGAGTTTCGTTCGGTTCTCGAAAACGCTGCTCCTGTTGCAGAATTCTCAGAAGAACCAAAGACAACAAGTCCAAAGGAGACAGCAGTGGCAGAACGAAGAGAACTTGTCGTCCCTACTCACTACGGCACCTTGCGTTCATTTGCTGATGCAGAAACCGCATACCGTGCTGGAATGTGGTTGAAGGGCTATGCTTTTAATGACCTTGAAGCACGAAGATGGTGCAACGATTACGGAGTAGGTCGCCATACTTTACGTGATTGGCCTGATCCAAACGTCCCTGCACAGTCAGGGCGTGTTGATGCTGACGGAATCCATAATGGCATTGATCCAAACAATGGTCTTGGTGGTGCCCTAGTGCCTGACGAATGGTCTGCAACACTATACAAAAATGTTCTTGAGTATGGAGTTTTTCCTTCTAACGCTCAGAACGTAAAGATGTCCTCAGATGTTCTGGTTCAGCCTAAGCAGACTGAAGGACTTGAGGTGAGCATTGTCGGCGAGAACTACATGGCTCCCGTTGATAATGTGGGATACGAAAATGTGAACGTCATTGCAAAGCTTTTTGCGGTTCAGTGTCGTCTTCCTAATAGCTTGATTGGTGACTCAATCATCGCTCTTGCAGAAAACACGGCTGACGAAATTTCTCGTGCTTATGCCAAGAAATACGATGAGTTAGGTTTTAACGGAAGTGCTGCAACCGGTGAAGGCGGCATCATTGGTGTCACTTCAGCAATCACTGACGGCACTCATACTGCCAGCATTGTTCAAGGTTCTTCAACACTTGCTGGTATGGAACTCGGGATGTTTAGCGAAGCAATCGCAAAGCTTCCAATGTTTGCTCGAAGTCGTGCCAAGTGGTATATGAGTCCTGCTGCATTCGGCCTTGCTTGCACTCCAATCAGCATGTTGATTGGTGGCAACACTCGAACTGATGTAGCTGCTGGTCCTGTTCAGAACCAGTTCCTTGGATATCCGGTTGAATTGGTAAACGTAATGTATTCCGATCCGGGTGCATCTGCTGCAACTGATGTCCTCTGCTTGTTTGGTGATTTGAGTCTCGCAGCGATCTTTGGTGATCGTCAGCAGATGCAGATCAAGACCTCGGCAGAAATCTACATGCAGTACGACCAAACCGCGATGGTTGCGTTTAGTCGTGCTGGAATCTTAGTCCATGAACTTGGTGATGACACCAATGCTGGACCTTTGATTGCAATCGTTGGTGGTGGAACAGATGCCAGCCGAGATGCAATGGGTGGAGTTTACACTCCCGCCCCATAAGGGTTTGATTAAGTAAAAGTTTAGAGAGGGATGGGAGCCTCTGTCCCGTCCCTCTCTTTTTTTTGGAAGGTTTTCAAATGAAGGCAAGAGTTAGATTCATAAAAAATCACGGAAACTTTCGGGTTGGATTGATTACTGAGATGGAGCATTCTTTCGCAGATATGTTCATGAAAAGCGGCATTGTTGAATTGGTTAGCGTTCCGAAGCTTAACCAAAAGCCGACGAAGAAAAGACGCAAGAGAAAGAGAAAGACCAAAGATGCAGTATCCAGCAAGCGGGTTGCAGATTCCGGTTCGATATCGATCTCTTAAAAGAATCGTCGAACCAGAAAATGAGCCAGTTTCTTTAGTCGAAGCAAAACAACATCTTCGCGTAGACATTACAGAAGATGATTCTTACATAGAGCGAATCATTACAGTTGCTAGGGAGTACGCCGAAACATATTGCGACATGACCTTTCTTCTGTCTAAGTGGCAGATGAAGTTCGATAGGTTTCCTTACACGATTCGACTGCCGAGACCTCCTGCACATATTGGACTCCTTAGAGATACTGGTGGCGACATAACGATTGAATATGCGACTGAGTGTGATGCCTACACATACGAAGAACTCGATTCTTCAAGGTATCGCTACGATTGGGACATAAACCCGGGTTGCGTTTATTTCGATTGCAAGAACGGGTGGCCTTCTGAGCAGTGGGCGACCCAAAACGGAGTGAGAGTAACTTGGTGGGCCGGATTTGGTCCAGAGCCAAGTGATGTCCCTGTAAAGATTCGTCACGCGATACTAATGCTTGTCGGTCAATATTACGAAAGACGACTAGCGACAGAACACGCGAACAGCTTCGAGGTTCCCTATGGTGTCCAAGCGTTGCTCGATGCCAGCAAGTGGGGGGCATATTCATAATGGCACAGGCTATATATCCCGGGAAGATGCGTGAAAGGTTGGTCATTCAGAAGGCCAAAGAATCAAGGAATGAACTCGGCGAAACAACTATGCAGTTTGAAGACTTCAAGTCTGTCTGGGCGTCTGTTGAAGGTGTCAGTGCAACAGAAAACCTAAGTGCTGGTCAGCAGCAGATTGATATCACTCATAGGGTGAAGATTAGGTATCTGGAAGGGCTGACTCAGAAAATGCAGTTTAAGTGGAGAAACAGGACTCTACAAATAGTTTCTCTCTTAGAGCACGGCAACAGGTCTCAACACGAAGTTATTTGCGTGGAGGATGTTGACTGATGGCAAATCAAAATCGAGTTGTTGTTCTGTTCCCCGATTCGGAGTTTGATGATGTCGTGGACGCTTTTAAGAGGCTCAACAGGAACTACGTTTCTGCAAAGCACATGGGGGCAGCACTCAGAAAAGCCATAAAACCCGGAAACAAGGCGTTGAGAAAGAACACGCCAAGAGGACCAACCGGGAACTTGAAGCGGGCTATTGCTACGAAAGTAGTTAAGTATTGGAAGCAGGATTATGGATGGGCAGCAGCACTGACGGGATACAGAAGATCAGGAACCGGAGATTCAAAATCTTTTGGTGGTGGTTCTGTTCAGGTTGGAAAAGATCGTGCGTTTCACCAAGGGTTTGTTGAATTTGGAACCAAGAAGAGACGAACAGCAAACGGAAGCATTGCATCAAGTTTCAACACTCGCGGTCCCTTTAAGCTTGAAGTAAAAGAGTCACGAAAAAAAGGTCCAAACGGAAAATACAACAAGTTCCTGAAGCGGCAGGGGTTCAGGCAAACCGGTAATGTTTCCACTGTTCCAAAATACCCAAAAGCTTTTTTCAAATCGGCACCGGATGGAGAGACCGTCGATCTGAAGAGGATGCCTGTAGGTGGAACAAAGCGAGTGAAGCCAATCGCTTTCTCATTCATTCAGGCTTTGCCTGCAATGAGAAACATAATGAATATAGAGATGCCTAGACAGCTTGCTGCTGCAATCAAAGAATCGTGGTATTTAGATAGCAAGGGGTTTAAGAAATGAAATCCCCAGAAGCAGCAATCAGAAATGTCCTCATTGAAAACGACGAAGCTAGGGAGTTGTTTGGGGAACGTATCTACCCAGTTATCGCCCCAATGTCCGCAACGTATCCATTTGTTCTTTACAAAAGAACAGGTATTCAGCGTGAATCAACAGTAAATGGACCTATGGGAACTCCAACTGTAAACCTTGATATCACGGTGATTGATGCTACATACGAGTCAGCGAGACTTGCTGCTGACACGATACGACTCATTCTGGATCAGTACGCAGGTTTTGTTGGCGACGTTTTCTTACAGCAAATTGTTGTTCAGAACGAAGCCGATGATTTTGTTCAACTTGGTGGTTCAGAAATGCCCCCCTCTTACAGTGTTACTTTAAGTCTTGATGTTCTTTGGATGGAAACAGAAAGGTAGTCCAGAATGGCAACTCCCAATCCCTTAAACAGAACGCCGCACGGTCCTTATGGGGCAGCGGCGGCAACTTGTGTCGGAACAATAGTCACGTTTCAGC